GTATCAACAAGAGTACGACCTCAACGATCAGACAATAGTCGGCGTGTTAGAGTTCGCTAAACTGACCGTTTTAACAGACGCTGAGATCATTTTTAGCCCGGAAGATTTAGACGAAGACGACGACTTAGAAGACTATATCAGTCCGCAGTTCTGAGCTGCAATAGAGTCGCTTTAAGAAGAGACGTTAGCGAAGCGTTGTCGATGAGTACGCAAGGACTCAAATTTGGTAGAAAAATCTGAACGGCTTACGCTATATACGCGGATTTTTAATTTACCCCGATGTGGGTAGTGTTTTTCTACTGGCAGGGGTAGTGTTTGTGCAATACATTAAAAGCTTTTTACACTATAGCCTATCAGCTCTTTCGTAAATCGTTGATAATCAAGAGCGTTCGTACAATATTGATTATGTCTAATTTACACGTGTAAAGCTGGCAAGTCTTTGTTTATCAAGTACTTATGAGATAGTTAGCTAGTATCGTTGCCAGTTGTTTTCGTTATTGCAAGTAAGTTGCATTAAGCAATTAGGTTTACACGAGTAAAGCAGATCGTCAATCGTTCGGCTTATTGCAAGTCATTTGCATCTAGATTTTATCGTTTGAGCCGTCACCTCTTTTCCAAATATGGAAACGCTTTACCAAATATGGAAGTCATCTAGATTTACCTTTAAAACTCTTTAAATCAATTTGCTCCAAACTTTTTATAAACTTTTTTTTACTTTTTTTATTCTTTGTAAATCAGCAACTTATGAAAGAAATATAAATTATTTTTAAACAAAGAGTTGACAACATGTAGAAAATAGTATCCAAGGTAAGGCATCACATTAATTAACTAACTCAAATATATTATTACTATTATGAATCTAAACAATCCAACTGAAGAATATCTCTACCAAGCTAAAATGACAAAAGCATTGCGTGAAGATAGTTTGCAAGAAATAGCGAACGAACAAGCTAAACTTTACGCCAAACAAAGACAACTAGAACAGCAGTTAGCGGCAGCTAATAAAGATATAGAACACTGGTCAAATGTCCTTGCAATGGAAAAGCTTAAAGCAAACATTGAACTTGCAAGCTCTTAATCAATTAGATCAAAGACTAACAAAAACACATTATTACTTATGAAAACAGATACAACATACAACGGCTGGACAAATTACGAAACATGGCGTGTAAACCTAGAGCTATTCGATGGTGACAATGACCGCTGGTCTTATGGTAGCTCGGATGGGATGCGTGAATTTGCAGAACTATTAATAGAGGAAAGTACTGATGAAGGTATCGGTAGAGATTACGCACTGGCTTTCCTTCAAAATGTAGACTGGCAAGAAATAGCAGAACATTATCAACAAGATGAAGAGGAAGAAGAGTCTATTCTTGAACAACATGCTTATACTCACAATTACAATGGATAAAAACACCATGAAAACCGAAAACAACGAAAACAACGATATGAACTGGATGCCTAAAACATCTAAAAAAGAACTGGCACTTGCAATTATACTTAGCCCTTTCATCTGTTTGACAGCGTGGCTGTGGCTCATTGTTATTTGTGCAATTGAGGGGAAGTAAAACCGATATGAAACCACTATTACTACTGACCCTACTCTTTACCAGTTGCAACCATTACAAGCTAACTGAACACCCACTTGACACTTGTCCATCCGATGAAGGCTTTTCTTGTCCGATTGACGGCTCGCCTTGTCCTTTTTGTGGTGATGAAGAATAACATCTGCAAAGTCTGCGGCTTAACGCTTCAAGGCATGGAAAACGAGGTGGAAGACATATGCGTATCATGCCTAAGTAACCTATGCTTTCCACCCAGTAATAATAACTATTCAACCATTGAAGGATGCATAAGACAATCAACCGATAATCCTATTGAGAAAGAGAAAGAAGAAGAGCCATGAGCATGATAACCTTACTCTGCATTGTATTTATTGGAATCTTATTCATTTCAATGCTGTATTCCGATTAACCGACAACCAATAAAACAAAACCGATGAAATTAAACCTAACCGACGATATAAAAGAAAACATACGGGTCCGTGCAAAAGCACATATCAATTCAACCGACCCATCAACCGACCACTGGGACTCAATAGAGACTCCTGATGGTTTTGTTGACTTTAATATCTGGCAAGACGACGACTACAGGAATGGCGAGTGGATTGTAACTTGTTACGACACTTACTGCTCAACCGATGATGGATGCGTACACACTGACACATCAACCTTTAAACGACTAGCGTTGTAATGAGCCGAGAGATAACTTTAGAACCAAGCGTAATGATTGAGGAGTTGATGTTTTACATTCACCAGAATGAGATGGGAGGGGATTGTATTGATCCTGATAACCGATTCTTCCCTCTTTATCTAGAACTACAGAAGCTTCTTGACAAGCTGAACAACGAACGACATGACTTGTACGTGTCCGTGAAAAATGACGAAACTAAATAACAATATGAGAGACTACGATAGCTGGCTAACCGAGTTCCTTGACTACGAGGATGACGACGGACTAACCGAGGAAGAGCGACAGGAACTAAAGGATTTGTACGATGAATGGGTAATAGATCAGTACGAAACAAACAAACAATAGACTGAGAGAAATGGACGACGACGAACACGAGGAGCAAACAATGATTGACTACGACGAAAGTCTGACGATTGTTGAGTTAGTAAATCAGGGTTGGGACTGGTTTTGGGGACAGAACGAACTGACCTACGACAAGCACTTAAATATTGTGCGATCCGAGACTCCTCGTGTTCGTCCGAAAGTGTGGTTTAATCATATCAACGAGAAGTGAACGCAATCGAAGCCGAGATGAAACGATGGGGACGAGCTACCTATCGCCAGTTCCAACAAATCTACAAGGAGAGTGAGCGTGGTAGTGAGATGGACAGCAGTAAGCGTGTGTTAAGTAAGCTTGCACCACAGTTAGCACAACCCATTGAGGACTTCTTTAACCGATTTGCCAGTGATGATAGTCCGTCCATGCCGATTTGGTTGTGTTACATAGCCGACTTCCACCCTCAAATGGTAGCACAGATAGCGTTGAAGACGGTGCTTGATAAGATGTACGCAGAGACCCGACACTTCAGTAGGTTGGCATCGGAAGTAGGTAAAGCATTTGAAGAGATTGCAAGGCAGAGGGTAGCAGAACACACAGTGCCTAAGAATAAGATGTTCAGCGTTCAAAAGCCGAAGAGTAAACGATCAAAGATGCAACGGTTTTACACGGTAGAAAAGAATAACCGACGGTTTACGTGTTGGGAGACAAGGCTGAAGGTATCGTTAGGGGCGTGGTTGTTGGGAGAGATTGAAAGACACACAGGACTGATAGAATTTCGTATTGAACGGTTCGGAAAGAAGCAACGAAAGATTGTTACCTTGTCTGCGGAGTTCAGTGATTGGGTCCGACGGTTTGACACATGGAAAGAGATGCTTGATCCAATGCGTATGGCATTGCCGACAAAACCGAGAGATTGGGTAGACTTTTACAGCGGAGGATACGAAAGCTTTGACGATCCGTTTGTTATGAACCGACCGAACGGTAGTAACTACGAGTTTGCCAGCATGAAGAATCTTTACGTGTCCGTGAATAACATACAGCAGGTAAAGTGGAAAATTAACACGAAGATTTTAGATGTTGCTCTAAAGTGTTACGAATTAGAACGGGTCTTTGACTTCCATGAGATACCATTGCAACCGTACCTTGAGAACGGACACGAACGACCTGAAGAATTACGTGAGTGGAAGTTTAAACAGGACAAGATACGACGACGAAACGAAAGTAATCGTAGCAAAAGGCTACAACACGCCAAGATATTACACCTAGCTAAGAAGTATAAGGAGTGGAACGACGTTTACTTTCCGGCACGTGTTGATTACAGAGGCAGGGTATATTATATGCCAGCTTATCTGCACCCACAAGGTAACGACTTAGCACGTGGTTTGTTGTTATTCGGTGATGGTCAACAGGTTATGGATGAAGACGACCTTGAACGATTGTTGATTCACGGTGCTAATGCATGGGGTGTAAAGGGTAGCATTGAAGAACGGTTGCACTGGGTAGGTAAGCATCAGAAGTGGTTCCTTGAAACAGCAGAAGACCCGATGACGAACGACTGGTGGATGGAAGCAAGTGAACCGTTTGGATTCCTAGCATTTTGTTATGAGTATGAGACGTACACAAAAGAAGGATATGGTTACGTTTCGCATTTTCCTGTACGTATGGACTGTAGTAACAATGGTATGCAGATATTACATTTGTTATTACGGGATACACATCACGCCAAGCACTGCAACTTGATAGCTGACCAACCAGTAGGAGATATGTATCAACACATTGCTGACCTTGTGTACGAACGGTTGAAGGAGCAGTCAAGTGAGAGTTATATAGCAAGTCAATGGTTTCAATACGGAGTAACAAGAGCTATGGCTAAGGCTGCAGTGATGAATAAACCGTACGGTCAGTCGTACTATCACGTGCTCAGTAACTTTTTAAGTATCATTGGTGACGACCATCCGTTTCAAGAGGGCGAGAATATCGACGCTATTAATTACCTAGCCGAACAGTTTAACACGGTAGCACGTGAGGAGTTGGAGAGTGTTGTCCGTATTCAGAAGTTCCTGCGTGGTTGTGCCAATGCAATAGGAAATCAGATAATCAGATGGACTACACCGAGTGGATTTAAAGTGGTACAAGGACTGACTAAAACAAAACGTATATGTTGTCGTACAATTGTCGGTAACATAGCAACCAAGGTTGACTTGGAGGACGACACTGATGAGATCGATCCGAAGGAACAACGCAAAGGAATCACTGCTAACTTTATACACGGCATAGATGCAGCTGTTGTTCACCGATTAGCGTACGCAATGGAGTACGACATGGGGTTTGTTCACGACTGTTTCATAAGCCACGCTTCCAACGCAAGAAAAGTACACCAAGATGTACGAAAAACATACAAGACTTTCTTTTCAATTGACTTACTAGCCGAGTTCAGATGTGAGTTATTGAATCAATACCCGACAGCAAAGTTGCCTGACCTGC